ATTTTCTCCTTATTTATATAACGGCTTTTAGCTTACCTTAGAACGTACTCAATGCTTAGGATTCTTGCGGTTATTCTTAGCATGCAGCTTTCTTTTTGTGTAGAGCATCTAATATATCTGAAACTAACTTCCCGCTTTTTGTTTTACGTGGGGACATACTAACGAAACCTCGATCTTCTACGTCTGCTTCTGTGATCAGTCTAGCTTTAACAACTTCTCCACGCTTTTCTTGATGCCAACGTTCTATCTTACGTTCAAAATTATGGTAACGAATACTTTGTAGTTTAGGTGCTCCTGCTTTCTTTCTGTGATAATTTCTTAAAATTTTTGCTTCCCAATAGTTTTTACCACTGTATCTTGCTTTAGGTCTTTTCTCGTACTTAGCATCCGCTAAAGCATACTCACTGCGTAGTATCATGTGTAAATCCTCTACGTCTTCTTGTATAAAAGCGGTGAATCCATTATTATCTTCTTCTGCACAATCTGCGTACAGTTCAGCTTGAGCAAGTATATCAGGGTCAACACGCATCTCAGGCATACCGTCTTTTTTAAGTAAGCCATCACGCCAACCTATACTGCCTGCGCTGTATTCATTTCTATTACGGGAATACTGAGCTTCTTTAAAACACCAGTCTGAACAATAATTGCTTCTAGTTATGACTTCAGGTAATGGGTCACCACAGTATACACAACTTCTACCCATGAGGAAAGTTCTCCAGTGATAAAATTAGCTGAGTCTTATGAAAACAGGTATCTATAAAACCTGCCTTGCGTGGTGTCAACAGCGTCACACACATTTTATCTCGATTGCGCCACCTGGAGAAACCGCAGCTCGTAGGAAGACCCCACGCTTTAAAACTTTTACTCTTTAACGAGTACATCTTCTAGCAAACCCTTAGCATTGATTCGTATAGTGTGTGCTAACGAACCACGGTGCATTTTTCTAAAAACTTCAAGACCTCCTTGTTTAGAATATATGTCTTCGTTGTGGTTTGCTCTTTCTTTACAGTTCATACCGTACCACCTGTCAAAGTTTTGTTCGTACGTATCACCGTTACAATATTCAAATTCTTCCATAAAAAACTCTCCTATATTTAATTAACCTTTTAAGCATAGGTTAGAAGTAAAGGAAAGTAAAGTATAAGTTTAGGAAGAAAGGCAAAGGTTAATGCTCTTCGTATTCTCCTTCTATAACCTTGCCTTGAGGCAGGATGCCACCTGTTTCATAGTAGAGTTGTTGCATACGTTCTAGCACTTCTTCTTTTGACATGCTGTCTACTCTGTTCACAGTTAGCTCACTGCGATTTACATAAAGACCTGCTGCTTTACCTCTTGCCACTTCGGCAGTCACCGCAGCAGACCACGCACCATTACGCATAGCCCCATCACGTATCTCCTTGAGGTCTACTAAATGGTTACCCAGCGTGAGCTCGGCTTTATCTGCAGCTTTAGTCTGTAGTTGATGAATACGGTCTTTGACTATAGGGTTTGCGTCACTGGTTAACATAGTACCAGCACGACCTGCATTTTTCTCACTGTAGCCAGCTTCTTTTGCAGCGTCTTTTTTCTTCATACCCTTCGCTACGTTTTGTGCAAACTTTTCTTGTTTAGGTGTTAGTTTCTTACTCAAAATTCTCTCCACACACGTAGTTTATAATCACCCTCGTCTTCTATTTTACGAGTGACAAACTTTTTATTATTTCTTCTACCGTAATTAGATATAGCTACTCTGAGTTTCTGTACGTTATCAGAGTTCCAGTAATCTTCTACGGTAAAGTGTTGACCTACTTCCATAAGGTGTAGGTTGTATTTATTATTACGAGGCATAATTTCAGGTATAGGGACACCTTTTTCAAAAGAGGATATTTTCATAATTTAATGTATGCTTGGTACTAAATCTTTGTCGATAGTTTCTAAGGATCTCCAGATATCAAGGTCACAGTCAATTATAGCTGAGCCAAGGTCTGGCAGAAATATACTAATTCTCATGTGTGGTTCACACTCTTCACCGCTTTTATGTTGATGTAATAAAAGTGCACTTGCTACAAAAACTATTGAATCAAAATCATCGTAACCCATTGATTCTATTGCCTTTTTTAGATCTGTTTTAAGTTTGTCTATATCAACCTGACGGTTGTATCCATTCTTTTCTGCAAACTTATTAATAAGTTCTATGTCTTGCCATATAACTTTTCTATAATCTTTATCAAACATTAATCACCTTTTTATTTATTTAAACATATACTTTAGTTTACTTCTAATTCAGTGTAAAGCTAATCATTACCACCACCATACAACCAAAACACAAGCAAGTAACGGTCACCGTCTTCATCAACTGGTAAGCCACGGTGCATGTGTGTAAAACTAGGAAAAAATAAAGCATGCCCATTCGGTAACGGTTCTACAGTAGTACGACCATGAAACTCAGTTCCCCCACCTTTATAATCTCCAGTGTTTAACGGTACAACCATACTAATATCTGCCGTCTGGTCATGGTGCCAAGCACCTTGCTTTTTATCTTTTACATTATAGTTCGCAATCTGTATAGTTGCAGCAGCATTACTGTAACGTTGCCATACTGACATAAAAATAGGGTTCATAACATTAAAGACTACGCCAAGCATCGAGTTAAATAGTTCTGGTGCTTTTTCGTGCAGTACTATTTCTGGTATCTGCCTGAGTTCATCTTCATCTGTGTTAGGTTCAAAAGCCAAATGTTGTTTCATATTTTCTATTTCATCTAACATAGTGTCACAAAACTCTTGTGTAAATAAAGGTACGGAATAGATATCGTGACCATGGTTAGTGACGTAGTCTTGTAGTACGTTTTTTACATCGCCCTGACCATCACTTAACTGAAACTCTTGTAAACTTTTCATAGAGTCTTTAGTTAACTCAAGAGTAGTTTTATCTAGCATCCACTCAGCTTTAATAGTAAGTAAAAAGTTTTTAATCAGGTACGGAGGGGTTTGCATAAGGGCTCCATTTAATTGTTTTTAGCTGGGGTATACGTAGGTATAGGTTGTTATTTTCAACGCTCTAAGGGGCTGCATTTAACCCACTATTTCCGCATAACCAGACTTGATATCATACTTTATATCAGCAAGTTTTATAGTGTTCTTGCTTAATAATGTTTTTACTTTTGTTTTCTTATACAGCCTATGACGTGCTGCGTTTTTCTCAGACTTAGCTTCTTTACCTGTAGCTTGAATAACACTCTCATTAGTTATTCCTAAACCAGCTTTTACTGGTTTAGATTTTTTGACGACAGGTTTATCTTCTTTTACAGGACTATCAACATAATGATTAGATAAATCTTTTTCAGTTGGTTTTACAGCATGTGGTTTTACTAATTGCCATATTTGATGAGACATTTTTTGTCTATCGCCATCAAGTTTAGCGTGTTCTTTTAATTTCTTTTTACTGTACATGTTATACAGCATAAAATGTTTTTCTGCGTTTAACCAAGTACGACCACTAAATCTATCAGGGTCGTATAGTAAAGCAGAACCACCTTTTAGTTTACCTACGTTTTCTACTGTAGTTAGCACAACTCTTTTCCAATCAATCCCATCGGGTGTGTTACTTATAAAAGCAATGACTTCAGTTTTGTTTAATTGGTTTTTTAATTCTTTTTGCATAGTATTAGTTTAAGTATGATTAAGATAGTGTAAAGGAACGGTGCTATGAAACACCGTTCCATACACAGTTATGCAACGTTAGCGTACTCAATAGCTTTATTCATAGCTTTCTGCTTCAACGAAGCACGACCGCCAAACCAAGCATTATGTAAAGACGCGTCACGGTCATGACCCCACTTATGGTCAACTACGAAAGTAACAGCATTCATAGCACCCCACCACGTACCCTTAGATGATTTAAGGTTAGCTCCAGGCTGTTCCTCAATCGCTTGGTGTACCAAAGATGGTATGCGTTTAAACTCATCAACCATAGATTGACGTGTCGCTATCGCTTTGACATTACTCATTTTTTCTATCTCAGCTTGTGCTACGAGTAGCTCAGGTTGAAACAGGTCAGCAATGTAGTTAACCACTGAGTCTTTATTAAAGCGTTTACCACTGAGAAACTCAGCACTCTGCTTAAACTCATCCATACGGTTACCAGCTAGACCTAAAGCTTCCTCTGCTGAAGCAAATACTTGATGGTCAAGAGCCTTAACATGAGGCATCTTAAAACCAGCGGTACTTTTATCAGACAAAGCCATGGTCAACGTATTATTACAAACCACCCTGATAGGTGTAAACCTAATCTCGTTAGACTTACCCCATTTATGAGACACGTTTACTAATAAGTAACCTAGTACACGGTCATCACCAGGAAGCGTAAAGTCTTTACTGACATTAGCTAAACCCCAAACCTGCTCACCACCTTTCAGTGACCCAGCAGTTTCCATTTTCATGTGTCCAGCGTCAGTAAACTTTTTGAAAAACTCAAAAGCCTCTGAGTTTTGACTAGGGACAAACCTTGGACCACATGGACCAAAGGTCTTGTTATCACTATCACGGACTAACACAGAGTAGTTTTCTACACCAATGATATCATCACTAGCGTTTACGTCTGCGTCAGCGTGGGTAAATAAATGCCTTTTACTTACTGTCCAGTCAAGTCCAGCAGCAACAAGCATCTCTTGTGGTGTTAGGTTATCTTCAACCTGTACACCTAGACCATGCCAAGGGGTTTCCCCAGCATAAGCCATCGTTTCTACAGCATCAGCCATATCTTTCTCCTTTCTATAAATGTCTTCGTATAATTACTAAACATAGGTACTACTTTATATAAAAGCGTTAAGGATAAAAGCATAATCTTAAAGATTATAGGCAAGTTCATAATTTAACCAGTTATCAAATGTAACGACTACTGTAACTGAATTATCTTTACCCCACTCTGAACTCATAGACCACAGAGGAACACACACCCTTATTGGTTGATGATTGTATTTCCATATCAGAACAGGGATAGTGTCTCCGCAAGAGTCACACACTTGTTTCCACCATTCTTCTTTGTACCAGTTACCGTTGGCATATCGTTTACACTCAATAGTGTGATTAGGTATGTTTAGGTCACCCAAGTCTTTTTCTTGATACTGTTCTAGATTACGTTTAACTTTATAGTCATAGCCTATTTCATCAAAGAAGTTGTTTATATGTTTAGCTATCTCACGCTCAAAAGAAGCACCTTTATTTCTTGAATTTATTTTACCCATGTTTTGTTTTTATTAGTCTAACACCTTCTGATTCTAACCAGTTTCTCATAGCTTCGTTAACTGCTTTAGAACCTTGATCTTTAAAAGTATCTTTCATCTTTTTGTGTGCTGTATTGTATGTTTCTAAACCTTTGTAATAGTTACCGCCACCAAGTTTACAGTAGCGTATTAGCTGCCACACTCGTTGTTTTGATATGTCATACTTGTAACCTATATCTTCAAGCGTTGTGTAACTG